CCATTCGGGGACTATGAGCGATACTTCCTCAATCTCTGGTCAGCAGGAACCCAGAGAGTATTCTCGGAGGAGATGGTGGAGATGACGAAGTACTTGGGGATGGACAGTCAACTCCTCAACACCTCAACGATGCTGAAGGAATTGGAGCAAAAGAACCACCTGATCGAAGTAATGACAGATGTAAAGGGAAAGGGATTTGCGGATGCTGGTACGGAGACGGCGGGAAAAATTGACGACATATACCGGCGGATGGCGCCCGTATCGGGCACATACAAACTTGCGGACAGGTATGGGCAGTCTAAGACCGCAACGATGGATGACTTATTCGCTCTATCCAATATGTTTGATACTGATTGGGTACTAACAGCTGGGAGCGATTACGGCGACCCTTATGCAGTTCGGGGCCTGGCGAGAACCATCACCATCGTGATTGCGAAAGGGTTACCAGGGAGCCGAAGTAGACCCCTTGAGGCACTCCTCACACCTGACGTAGCACCCAAATGGATATATGTTGCTCTGATGGTCAGGAGCATAGAAGACCACAGCGGTGACGTAGTTAAAGCACTATATGACGAGGCGCATGAGGAGTTCGGGGGATTGGACGTAATGTGTTCAGAGCGGTATGGTGCGTGGGATATGGAGAAGTGGTGTGAGGATAGGGACATTGAGTTTCAACCTATCTTCCCTACCTATGACAGACAGAGGGACGCATTTAAGCAGGTGCTTGAGGCAACCAGAGAGGGCCGCTTTAAGTGTCCTGAGTTAGCAGTCGCTGGGAGTAAGAAAGAGGATATCAGGGACGAGGAAATGGAAGCCTTTGACCATGACTCTGAAAAACGATGGTTCGGGAGTATCGAGAAGTTTGAGAAATATGGCATCCAGGATGACTTCATGTTCGCTTTGGGGTGGTCATTCTACGGAGCCAGACTCAAGGGAATCGATGACTTTCGGATCCGCAAGCAAATTTCTAATTTCGGTATGTTCCTCAGGAACCCCGAATTAGTAGGATCGTATGCCTGATTGAAAAATAAATGATTGACAATGTACACCTAGGTATGATAAATCCATAATAATTGCCCTTTTTTTAAATTAAGGAGCCCAAAATGTTAGAGAAGGCAAATCCCCTACTGTTAGAACATGACAAGTTTGTTTCAGAGTTGGCGAAGGTACCAGATGAGGTTCTCCAGAGAATCTCTTTCTCCATGCCCTGGCAATATAGTGAATACGGGGAAGGGAGTCGCCACCAGGATGAAGATGGGTTTCCTCTGACTACAGGGGGACCTAAGGACGACACCACATTGTCCAGAGAGGCTCTGCAACAAGAATGTTTCCTCAAGTTCCACCGCAATCCCCATGTCAACACTTCAATCAGAGGTTTAGTCGGCAGGCTCACAGGTTTAGGCTTCGAGACCTCCTCAGAGATATGGGATATTCAACTTGCGATTGAGGACATTGAACAGGATCAACGTAATCGATTATATAACTTCTGGCCCAAGTGGGTTGGTCGTCACCACATAGAAGGAGAACTGTTTTTATCCTTCACCCCGCATCCAGACGGCTTTGTCGAGACTGACTTCATTGACCCAAGTGTCATAAACTTCGGCGGAGATGATGATACTGGCATCATATATCACTCTTCCAAGTCATGGATGCCACTTTTTTACAACATAAGCATAAATGGAAGCACAAAATGGCAAATTCCGTCGATTTATGTCGCCAGATACCCGGATTTAGTCAATGATGCTCGGAAAAGCAGGTGGTTTAAGCCCGAATTTCAGCAAATTGCTCGGTCTCGGAAGCATATCTATCGAAAATTCGGCGGATACAGCAAGTTTATTGTCGGATGGGACAGGGGTTTTATGTCCAGAAGGGCTATCTCATATCTCCGAACTGTGCTTGAATGGCTCAACCATTACGAGAACCTCAAGAAATACGAGATTGACCACAAGAAATCGTCCGGAGCGTATGTCTGGGTTTTCTCATTTGAGGACATGAAAGCGTTTCGCCAGTGGCTTGCATTGTCGGATGAAGAGAAAAGAAGGACAGCAGTAGGCTCAAAATTGACACCAGGCGGACGTTTGATACTCCCTCCCGGTATGTCCGTTCAAGCTGTCAATCCCAGTTTAACTCCCCTAAAAGATCAAGATACCGACATTATGCAGATGATAGCGTCAGGGCTCAATGAACCCGAAGATATCCTGCAGGGGACGGCAAATGGGCCATATGCCAGTGTTAAAGCATCGAGAGGGCCGTTCAGCGACCGAAACTCCGATGAAATTGCTTATTTTGAACGGTTCCTGAGATATGACTTCTGGGGCAATCTATTCTGGCTCAAGGCGAAAATGACTGATTTTCCAGAGACCTTTAAGATCAAAATGGCGGTTGATTGGAAGAATCAGGAGCCTGTATTTAAGAATGTACCCCGCAGACCCGAGCAATTAATAGATATATCGTTTCCTGTCAGTGAAGTTCTTGATCTGGAAAGCAGGACGAAATCAATGCTTGGTGTCAAACACGGACCCATTAGTCAGCAACTCGGTATCCCAAATAGAGATGTTGCGAACTATCTGGGCATTGGTGGTTACGGCAGAGCAAGACTCAGGAAAGCAACAGAGGACGACAGGTACCCAGAACTCGAATATGAGGCAGGCGTGGATGCCGAGAGCGCACAAGAGGTCGCAAGTGGTGAACCAGGGAAAGCATCAACCCCATCTGCCGCACAGTCAAAGAAAGCGTCGGTAAAGAAGCCGACTTTAAATAGGCGAGCCAAATAATAACTAACAAAGTGAGGGAACTATGAACGAGCAAAAGTTACCGAAAGGAGCACTAAGGTTTGTAGAAGCAGGTTGCCACGCTCATGTCGAGATGGCGGACATCGATGGAAAGGGCGCCCCTAAACTCAAGATGGTTGCGTACAGCGGAGGAGTGATCAAGGACCACTGGTACTGGGACAACCTTGCGATTGATCTTGACGGCATGAAGTTCAGCGGAGGCAAATTTCCTGTCCTCGAAAACCATTCAACAGATCGCAAAATTGCGGTTATCGGTAAGCCATTGATTGAAGATGGGAAACTGATGGCTCCGGAAAATGCGAAATTCATGCCGACTGAGGCAGCCGAGGAGTTCATCAAGCTGTCACAGGAAGGCTTCCCTTATCAATCAAGCATCTATGCGAAGCCTTCAAACGTGGAGCGTATTGCTGAAGGCTCCTCTGCCCAAGTAAATGGTTTCACATTGAAAGGTCCTGCGTCCATCTGGCGCCAATGTGAGTTTAGAGAGATGTCCGTGTGCGTCTTCGGGTGGGACTCCAAGACGCAAGCCTCTGCCTTCTCAAAGGACGAGTTTGAATTATTGTCCTACGAGGAGACAGAGGCAGAAGTCGATGGTAATGATGCCGGAGACAAACGACCCAAACTCAACCGAAGAAAGGAGGTGAAAACGACTATGAACGAAAAAGAACTCAGGGAAACTCATCCGGAACTGGTGAAGACCATTGTCGATGCCGCAGTTGCAACGGCAGTGTCCGCAGCCGAAACCAAGTTCAGCACCGAAAAAGATGAATTGTCTACTCAGGTAACCACCTTGCAGGATAGCAATACCAAGCTGTCCGATAAGGTTCTGGACCTCGAGAAGAAAGATGTCATCCGATCGGAGTCAGAACTGAAGGTTCAAGGCAAGGCTGTCTGGACCCAGAAACTCGGTGAGTCTGCCATTCCCGAGCATGTGTGGGAGAAGGTCAGTCAACACGTTTCCCATGCGAAGTTCGTCACCGATGGAGTCCTCGATACTGTGAAGTTCGGGGAAGCCATTGACGCGGAAATCAAGGACTGGGAGGGTAAAGGTGTTACCAGTTCGGTTCTCGGCGCCGGCTTCTCGACCAAAGAGCCCGAAGACGAGAACAAACAAACCCAGGAAGCGGCAAGCGTTGATGCCGACGTTGCCAGGCTCGCTAACTTAGCGGGTGTTAAAACTTCCAAAGAATAAAAATAAAAATGAATAGGAGGTGAGACTCTATGCCAAATTTTGGAAATCAAAGTCTGGACATTCCCCAGATACAAAGAGGCGTCCAAACCGACTACAAGCGTTTGTATTACTCCAACCCGGAGGCGGCGCTTAAAGTTCCCATCACCCTGCAGGCAGGCTACGGTCATATCCCACAGGGTGCGGCGATCTCGAAGAACCTGTCCGCAGGTGGCAATGCAGGTCTGTTGCTACCGTACAATGCGACATCGTTTGACGGATCGGAAACCTCTCCAGGTCGGGCTTATCTTGTAGCCGACACTCATGCGACAACTCCTGATTTTTATGTTTCACAGGATGATTCGTATAAGTTCAAAATTGGGGATGACCTAATTGTCAATGACGATACCACCGCAGCCGAAAATGTTGGTGCCATTACCGCGATTGATCGTGACACAGATCGCACCAGGGCCAAGATCACGGCGACCACGAACATCGGTGGTACCGCTTTCACCGCCGCACGGAAGGCCCATGTCTTTGTTGAAGCCGGAACATCAGGCAACAACTACTCTGACTGTGTGGGCATTTTGGAAAAAGCCGTGCATACAGGGACCGGTGTGAGAGCGGCAGGAGCGGTCGCAACATTAATCCTGGGCAATGCCGTGCTGTATGACGGTCTGCTCGAAAACTTTGACTCGGCGGCGAAAACGGATCTTTCGGCTTCGTCCTTCGGTCAATATGTATATATGAAATAGAAAGGAGGTGAGACTCTTATGCCAAGAGGTGCAAGCGATATACCGATCTTAAGGCTGGAAGTGTTGCAGGGCTTGATGACAACGTTCATGTCCGCGCCACGCTTCTTTATGATGAACCTTTTTCCCTCATCCAATTCGCCCTCATCCACGATTAAGTGGGAGAGTCAGCGAGGCGGTAGAGCGATGGCGCCGTTTCTTCCCCCGGGTGCCCCTGCTCATGTAACTGCTCCGCATGGTATCGCGGAACATTACGCTGAGGCTGCTTACTGGAAGGAAAAAATGCCCTTTGACGAGGAGTTCCTAAATAATCTTCGGAAACCGGGCACCACGGCAGACTATCAAACTGCCGAGCAAAAAGTGGCGAGAGAACTTGCCTCCCTTTCCTGGCGGTCCGATCGCAGGAAAGAATGGATGTGGACCCAAATGCTGTTTAACAATGGGTTTACATACCACGTGAAAGGCGGGTACCGTGTCACCATCGACTACGGAATCCCCTCCGATCACAACGTCACGCTGGCGTCTGCCTATAACTGGAACGACGGCGGGTCCAAAAACATTCTGAGTGACATCCAGGATGCAAAGATCAAAATTCGGAACGACTGCGGCGGCATGATTAATGTTGCGGTCTGCAATTCCGAGGTCCTTAAGCTGTTGGCGAACGATACTGCAATTCGTCAAATCCTGCGCAGGACAGACTTTATGCGTGGGGCAGGCGGGGGAGACGGTGGAAACCTCTACTCTGGGAACCTACATGATCTTATTGGTGTCAATCCTAAAGTCATCGGCTCGTTGCTGGACATTGACCAGTTCTGGGTCTATGATGAAATGTATGAGGTTCGTGGATGGCTGACTGCCGGCGTCACAGGCGGATCCACAACGTGGATTAACGTTGATGAAACGACCGACTTTGAAGCCAACCAAACTCTGCGTTTCTGGGATGCCAGTGCAGGTACCTACGAGGATGTTTACATTCTCGCAGTCAATCAGGAAGCCGGGACGATCCAGATTAGCAAACCCCCGGTCAATTCCTATCGGGCCTCCGAAGACTATGTGACCATGCAGAAGTACTATGTCCCCTCGGACAAGTTTCTGATGATGGCTACTTCGGTCGACGGGCAACCGATCGCCGAGTACAAACAAGCTCCCTTCGGTCTGGGTCGTCATTACGGTCAATACACCGATCGACATGACAACTGGGATCCTGAGGTTACGTGGATCCGCTGTCAGGACAAAGGGCTTCCCATTCTTTATAACCGGGACGCCGTTTACATTCTGACCGTGCAAACCACGGCAGCAGGTGCCGCAACCAGCACCACCACAACTTCTTCATCCTCGACTACGACCACCACGGCGTAATCGACTTAAAGGAGGCAATCGATATGTCAATCGAAAAGGTATTGTTAAAAGTAACCCTCAAAGCAGGGAAGGATGTCTGGGAGGAAGGGGCGGTCTTAACGGCACCCCTTCCCCCCGCCATCCTCGATGAACTTTATCGACAGACTGGAACCGTCGCCGTAATTGAAGGTGACCAAATGAATCAAACCAAATTGACTTTTGTTGCTCAGAGGGTGGTGGAAACGGCAAGTTCAATGACTACAATGCAACCTCCCCCACCTGAGTCGAGCAAACCCAAACCAAAGCTGAACAGAAGGAGAGTGTGATGTCACTATCAAAACAGGCAATGGTTACTTTGATAGAACAGGAAGTCAAAGGTCTCACCAGTTATCTTGACTCCACCGATTACAACAATGCCTGTGACGATGCCTCCAGAGAGACTGGCTTTTCATACCCTGTTGCCGATGGTTTCGCAACGTACTGGGTTAAGACCAGAGCCAAGAGGCATATCTTCTTCTATCTTATGACCGAATCCGCTCATAAATTCAAATACGAGCAGATTAACCTCCAGCACCGTTTCGAGCATTACAGAGAGATCATCAAGTACATGGACCAGCAATGGACAGACGCTCAGGAAGAGTTTGCCACAGAGTTAGCGGGTGTGTCTGCTATTAATGCTTTGGGTTCCAAGATCGATGCTGGATTTGCTTATGAGTCACAGACTGGCAGAGACATGACCTACCGGGATGATAATGTTTCCATCATATCCCCTACGGAGAATGACTAATGACCATCGGGCCAGACATCAAGGAAGCTATTGTTGAAGTTGGGATAAGCTACACCATCATTCGAGATGCCGGTAACATTGAAGATAACTGGATGACGGTTAAGCAGAATGAACAGGTTACCAAGCCCTTCATTAGAGAATACTTCCTTGAGGCTCAACTTACCTACGATACTGGAACCTTAGCAGGCGATATAATCCAATTCGACACCACAGGCGACAGGTACATCGTAATGCACTTTACACCGACCTTATTCGAGAATACGGTAATTCGGTATGAGTCGGTTTTGTATAAGACCAATGTCAAAGTCTCTATTCTGCGACCAGGAGAGCGACGGAATCCCAATACATTAGTAATGGAAACGTATTGGGATGTTATAGCAGAGGACGCTGATCTGCTCCTTACAACTCCATTGTTTGGGCAGGATTTAGAGACTGAATTGCAGTTGGGGCAAATTGGGATTGAAACACATGAGATTTGGTGCCCCAGCAGATATGATTTCCAACTCCTTGATCGTGTTAGAGTCACAGCCGGTGTAGGAAGTGGAGATTACTGGAGAGCCGAGTCACTCAGGAAGTACAGGTTCCCAGAATGTGATGTTGTGAAGGTGCGAGAGGATACCAGACCGACTACGACCAGTTCAACGACAACGACCACAACATCCAGTACCACGACAACAACGACCGCATAAAGAGTATGTGGTTGCCTTATAAGTCTGTGCAAGAGGTACAGACTATTTAGCAGGCGTAGGAGGTTACGCATGCCATACCCAGAAGGCGATAAAATCACTTGCAGAGAATGTGGCGCAGAGATGCTTATTTCCAATTCAGCAAAGGAAGAGAAGTATGTCTGCCAAGAATGTAATGCAATCATCCTGGTCTTCATAAGATCAGAGGGTGAACAGATCGATCCGAGGTACACATGCTAACTTTATTCGTAATCCCTTCGGGGAAACCCAACGCTGATTATAATAAGACCGTAGAATCATTCAAGAAATGTCAGGTCAAAGTCAAGGCAGTACTCGCTAAGACCTGGAGAGATGTGAATGAATACAGATATAAGGACGTATGGTATGCGGTCTTTTGGGATAATGAGGGCATAGATGTAGCCCTGCAACAGGTCCTTCACTTGCATTTAGCCAATAGAAACCCTGACTGTATGATCCTGTATAAGCGGGTCGGGGAGAAAGAGGCAGAGTTTAGGATGAGATTTATGAGGCGGACGGTATGGCTAACCGAAGACTATGCCCCGCTTGAACAATGGGTGAAACCCGAAACGATATTGGATGGTTGGGTAATCGATCATGGCGTCCCTGATACAAATTAGAATGGTAGGGTTCCAATTGAAACGGTGGTTCAGAGCCTGCGACCGGGAACTTGCTGTGGCGATTCAAGAAACGGATCGTTTGCCCTATCGTCAAGCAGTTGGATACGCTGATAAAATCAGGGAGAACATACAAAGCGGCAAATTCGATGCCTCATATCAACCCTATAACATGAGGTACTTCGATTGGAAGTATTTCACTTTTGGTTCAAACTATGGGTTTTGGAGACTCAGGGGCGAACTGTTCAGATCCATCTCCGTGTTCAAAGAGAGAGATGGTAAGTTGAAAGGATGGATGGGTGGTATCCCATCAGGTGAAAGAGATTCGGGTAATGTCTCATGGTTCGGTCAAGGAGACAAGGGACGAAGCCTTCCTATAGCCCTATATGCAAGATGGATGGAGTTCGGTCGTAGAGGACAGCCTGAGAGACCTCTTTTTCAACCCACTCTTGTTCAATACCATATGGGAGGCGCAGTACAGCAGATGAAACTAACCTTTGCGAAGATCAGAGGAGCGTGGCGATGACTATTCAGGAAACAACCGTAGAGGAGTTCATTGACCTCATTCATACTCAATTCAAAGAGTATTGTGGTAAGGTCAGTAGGACCAGTCTCGAATGGGGACAATGGTCGGTGATAATGAATAAAGAGATCAGGAGAAGGATCAAGGAAAAAACTCCTGATTCAGCGGACATATCGATTGTCTATAACTATTGGGTGGTTATGTCACAACTCCTGGAACTGAAATTCAAATACAGGGGAAAGTTCTTTGGGAAGAATAAGATCAAGCAGAAGATCAGGGAAGCCCAAAGAATAATGGAGACCTTAGAATTATGAAAATCTTGGATGTCCAGCCAAAAGAGGTCCATGTGACCTTTGAATTATCGATGCAGGAGATTGCTCATGTCCTCACGTTCTATGATTCAGCAAGGCCTTTGTATGATAAAGTGTTCGCTGATCAAAGGAGCGAAGAAGGAGAATACATGACCAACGAGTATATAGCAAAGTTGAGACTGATATTTGAAGATGTCAGGAAAGGAGTCACTCATGGTGCTTGATGCAACAGCCAGAGAAGCAAATATCTGGGATTCCATCAAGAAGTTTTTTATTGACAATATGACCACTTATGCTCTCACCTTTGATAAGACACTCTCGGCTCCAGAGATCGCAGGGAGGGCAACAGATCGATGGTACTCCATAGTCATGGGCTCCACAGAGATTGGGGATATGTCTGAGGTCATTCTTGACATCTTTGTCTGCTCCAGGAAAGATAATGAGTGGCATAAGAACGCACAAATGAAGGACTCGATGTTTGAGATTCTCACGGACTCGACCGATACTATGGGTCTACGGAGAATACCATTTTATCAGAGTCACCCCATTGACCCTTGGACCCTACTTGGAGCAATCCTGATAACAGAGATAATCGAATCTCCGCGCATGGAAGCGGTTGACGAAACTAAGTATAAGATCCTTCATTGTCGATTAAGGACAGCATCAAAGGCTTAATATGTCTAAAAAAATGTTTCTGTACTGTGAAAAATGTGGAAAGCGAGTCCTTGAAAGAATGCCGAACGGGTTGTTTAAATTTGTATTCGGACGCAATCAAAATGATCCTGGTAAGCCCCCTGTTGAATTGTTCGTGCATGGGTCAATCAAAATGAGATGTTTGAGGAGATCATGCAGAACGGAGCATCCAGATCATTGGAATATATTTAATTTCTTTCCTCACAGCTTTACTAAAGGTGCCCTTAACAATCGGAAATCATCCGAAGGCGAGGAACCAATCAGCGATGGGCAAGCTGAACATTCTGGCATGAAAGCTAACCAATAACTAATAAGAAAGGAGAAAGCGTATGGCTGTATCACGTTCTGGTCCATTGACCAAAGACACCACTACGATTGCTCTCGGTTTAGCCCAGATCAGGATTGGTAATTCGCCGAACAACATTACCAAGACTACGATGGTGCTGACCTCGAGTGACTCTCTTGGTGCGTTGGCTAACACCAACTTTTCGTCCACTGCCGAGTACTTCAAGCTGGAGTCAGGTTATCCACTGCTTGAAGATGCGACCTATCCCCTGCGGGAGAAGGCGATGCTCGAATGTGCCTTTAAAGAGATGACCCCGGCAAACTTTGCACTGGCAAAAGGTATTGATCCGTCGACCTACACCGATGCACACACCGGGCGAATTGCTTTAGGTGCGATTTCAACCCCAGAGTTCGTCAGGATGGAAGCTGTTTACACCTATCCCGACGGCACCAACACCATGAACATCATCTTCCCGAGAGCGCAGGTCACCTCGGCGATTGAGATGGAGTTCGCAGAGGAAGAGCCGGCTGCGGTCGCAGTTTCGATTGAAGGCAAACGTGCTGACAGTGGAATCACAGATGCCAACAATCCCGGTAACGCCGCGTGGGATGACAAACCGTTAGGTCAGATCGTATGGAATGACGGTTCGACTTTCACCACGACCACAACCACAACCACAACCGCATAATACAATCCTTTTAAAGGAGTAAGAAATGCCAGAGAAAAAGAAGGAAAAAAAGTCTGTGAAGTTAACCGACATCAATCCGCAGGTGAAGGAGATCAAGATAGGTCTCCGACACCTGCGGAAGATTACAATTTACCCCTTGTCTGTCGCTGACCAACTTGAAATGACAGATATGATAGTTGATGCTGTCGGCGTGTTTTTCTCACTGGAAGCTGAAGGCAAAATGGCAGAAGGACCCCCTGCAGAGTTCATTGTTTTTCTATTTGGACTGATCAAAGAAAACATAGGGGAAATCGTGGTAAAGGTAACCGGCGAAGAGGACTCCGATGCAATCTTAGCGGACATGAGTAATGACCAAATGACCGATATTATTGCGATTGTATATAAGGAGAACTTCGAGGCCCCTTTAGCGAAACTCGTAGACCTGTTCCAGAGCAAGGACGAGGAGACGATGGCAGAGTCGATCTTGGCGAAGTTATCACCACGATCTGCCGAGTCTACGGGGGATACCGAATTGAACACTTCCTCGCCAAAAGTTACTGGGAAGGAGGAGTCACAGTAAAGCAGGCAACGGCGCTTTACAACTGTCTCCAGGAAGCTGAATACAATCGTTTCGTTTTGGATGCAAGACTTAGAGGAGTAGACGTGGAGAAAGAAGTGAAGAAACAAAAGGATAAGAAAACATTTCTATTCCAAGATCCGAAAGAATACGAAAAACTGCCAACAGAAGAAAGGAGAAAGCTAACTGATAAAATGTTAGGTCATCATAAAGGTTTAATGAAGGATAAATAAATGGCTGATAAATCATTGACACTTGGCACCTTATTCACCGCTAATGCCACACAGTTCATATCGACTGTGGAGATGATGAAGAAGAAGGTAGGACAGCTTAACGCTACCTTCGCTTCGGTGGGAACTAAAGGTGCCAAAGGCATAGATAGGGCTTCAAAGTCTGTCAACAAGCTGGGTAAGTCGATGGACAAAGCCTCTGGTCAAGCTGATAAGCATAAAAAGAGCCTGAGGGGAGTAGCTGGAGCCTTTGATAGGATCAAGTCTGCTGCTAAGATTACGGCTGCATTTGCGGCTGCGGCTGCGGCAATAACTGCGGTCACGACTGCCCTTCGAGTTGGTCTCAAAGAGATCATCGACTATGATCAGGGCTTGAAGAACCTGCAAGCTATCACCAATGCAACTGATCAAGAAGTCGCCGCTATGGGTGAGACTATTAAAGATGTTGCCCGTACGACCAAGTTCTCTACGGCAGAAGTTGCTGAGGGAATGACTCTCTTAGGTCAAGCAGGTTTCAGTGCCACAGAGGCAATTCAAGCCATGCAGTCGGTATCTGATCTGGCAACACGTACTCTGTCTAATATGCAGTTTACCACTGACCTGATGACCACAACGATTCGAGCATTTGGTATGAGTACTGTCGAGTCCACCAAGGCGGCAGACATCATGGCAAATGCTATCAATAGATCAAAATTGACCATTGATAAATTGCGTATCGCTTTCAACTTTGTAGGTGCCGCGGCTCACCAAGCAGGTCTCTCACTTGAGGAAACAGCCGCAACCATGATGGTGCTTGCCAATCAGGGTCTTCGTGCAAGCACAATCGGTACTGGTCTCCGTCAGGTACTCTCCCGTCTCTTGGCTCCCACAGGTAAACTGCGTGAGGAGTTTGAGGCAAATAATATCGAACTCGCTAAGGTTAACCCATCTATTGTTGGGTTCCGTCAGGCACTCGAAAATCTTCTACCAGTTATCTACGATCAGGCAGATGGTACAGTTGATATGGCAAAGGCTTACCAACTGTTCGGTCTCAGGGACGCCCAAGCAGCCGCAGTACTTGCATCATCTATCGCCTCAGGTAATTATGATAAGATGTTGGAATTGACATTTGAGACAGGAACAGCGGCACGAATGGCTGCTAAACAGATTGAGGGTCTCGGTCTCAAATTAAAGAATATGGGGGATAGGGCTCGACTGATGGCAGTCGCTCTCGGTGAAGCAGGGTTGATTGGTGCTCTGGGTGCTTTATTTGATATGCTGAAATTATTGTTTACCGGTATTGAGTCCTTCATCAACACAACGTTTGGTAATCTATTAGTGGCATGGGCAGGATGGACAATAGTTATTCTGTCCTCTATAAAGTCTATTGATTTACTTATTAAATCTGTTCTTTGGCTTAGTAGATCATTGGGTGGGCTTGTTACCAAGATATGGGCAGTAGTAACTGGACAGACTGCTTTGACTGTTGCCCTTAAAACTGGAAGCAAAGCCGCAATAACTTTTGGCACATCAGTCAGTCTTGCCCTTTGGCCCCTAACCCTTATTGTTGCTGCTATCGCCGCTGTGGTTGCCGGCATTGGTCTGTGGGTGACTGCAGGTACACGCAGGATCAAGGCTTTGGAGAAAGAGCAATCTCTGACCCAAACCCATGTGGCAACCTTAGCATTGTATAGCAAGATTCTTTCGGATCTGGCAGAGAAACAGGAAAAAGGAACAGATGTAACAAAAGAACATTCCAGAGCCATTAACCGCATGACCTCAGATGCCGAGAAGTTGAAACTGATACTTGACTTAACTGGTGACTCCCTTAAAGATCATCAGGAAGCGGTAGAGGATGCGTACTCAAGGGAACTGACCGTTGCAATCCAGAGGCAGGTCGAGTTAGTCAAAGAATATAGGCAAGCGGTCGAAGATGCGGCATTCTGGAGTGGTGTCTGGAACATGGGTGTGGCTGCCCTCAAACAAATATGGACAGACTTCTTAGCTATCCTCCAGCAAACAATCGATCTATTCCCAAGTAAAAAAGATTGGCAGTGGTTATCAGATGTAATTAATGATGCCACAGGACTCGGTGATGCGTTTGGTTATCTGTCTGATAGGGCCGCTTCATGGTGGAATAATACCAAGACTTTCTACTCCGAGTGGGTCAATTCATACTCCAAAGAATCTGATAGGGTGATCAATAAGACCGATGAAGTCAATCAGGCTCTTGTCCGATTAGCAGAGTTCATGTCAAAGGATCCAAGGTTCAAAGCGAAACCCATTGAGGACATCGTTAAAGCAATCGAAGCACTCACAGGGGAGAAGATTGATGCTACCACGTTTGATGCAATCGCTACCTCACTTGGTGGGATTACCCTGAAACTGAAAGAGGAGCAGAGCAAGTGGAGAGAAAATATTGAGCAACTCCCGGTTTATTTCCAAGAGATGTATAGGGATATGGACGGTCTGAGGAAAGCGAACTTTGCTAAGGCGATGAAGGCGATGCAAGCTGAATTGGCTGCCTTTGATACATTTGCAGATCAAATGGGTTTGAAAGACGAGGAACGTGCGGAAGCCAGAGCCGCTATTAGGGCAAGACATCTTGTTAAGTTTGAAGCAGACCAAAAGAAGGAAGTCAAGGTAACTGAGGAGAGTGTGAAGGGTCAACTCCGTGCCTTAGAGGTTCTTGAGATGGGTACAGAGGAGATGTACCATAAGAGAACCGCTTCCTTGATCAATCATTATCTAAAACAGGTTGACTTAGCGGATGGCAACAAGGAAAAATTGCTTGAATTGGAAACCGAGTTCAACGCTGACCTTAATAAGTTGCAAAAAATACTCCAAAAAGAGATGTTGAGTAATGATAAGCAGAGGCAGGCACTTACCCTTCAACTGCAAAAACAGACTGTGGAGAAGATTAAGGAACTCCACAAAGAGATAATGGAAGACCTCAAAGATCAACTCTCCGATGCCTATGAAAAGATTAAGGGCGAGAGGGACGATTTCCTCGATGATTTAAAAGACCTTGACAAATCGTATGAGGACACGATTCGAGGTCTCAAACAGAAGACCATGACCGATGAGCAGAAATGGAACGATGACAGAGCCAGAGCCCATGAGTTGATGACCAAAGGGATGGCAGAGAATGACACCGCCCTTATGGAAGAGGCGATGAATCTTGCCGAAGGTCTTGCGAGAGAGGTAAAGAATGAAAACGGTGAGGTGGTCAGATCGATTGAGTCCACAGTCGCCGAGGCAGAACGAATTATTAATAACATCCACAGGGAACACACTAAACTGATTGAGCAGGAGGTTCTCTCCAGGGAGCGACAGATGCGTTCCTTGAAGGACGAGATCAAAGCAGTTGACCAACAGATTGTCGAATTTGGTAAGACCATCGATGCTGTCAACATGAAGGAAATGGTCATCAAAGCAGACAAAACAATCGCCGCCTTGGAGAGAGTCTATGAAGTCAATAACAAGTTCAAGGCTGAGTGGGATGCGTTAGCCGACAAAACAATCATCCTGACCATCAAATATAACTATGTAGGAAAGAAATCAGGTGGTAGCGGTGGTTCAGAATCAACTGGAGAAGGTGGAGGTGAGAGTGATACAGGCTCAGATAGTGGAGGAGATGGTGGAGGAGATGGTGGAGGAGATGAGGGTGGCAGATGGGGAGGGTACGTCCGAAGAAGGATCGGTGGAGCAATCGAAAGAGCGATGGCGATAGGGGGCAAACTCAGAGGGTACGGTGGAGGAGATAGAGTCAAGGCTCGTCTGGAACCGGGTGAGTTCGTTGTCCGAAAGGAAGCTGTCAGAAAGTATGGTGGGCATGTCTTTGAAGGCTTAAATAATATGACTACTCCAAACGTTGCGTCAGGTGTAGGTAAACGTTTAGGAGGTATGATAACTGATGGCTTCCGACGCTTTCAAATGGGAGGTGGTGTTCCTGCACACGCCGCTATGTCAGCCAATCAGCAAACATTCAATATAACCCTGCGACCCAAGTACCTGACGGGAGATAGGCAGGCTATGCGATCAATGGCTAAAGACGTAACAAGAGCGATTGAGGAACAAAGCAAAAGGTGGGGGAAGAAATAATGGCTAAGATCCGAATACTACCTTTCAACGTTTTGAGTTTGGACACATCAGCGGTTGCAGTCACAAGCACACCTGACTCAGGTTACCCAGAAGTGAGACTCTATGACCACTCCATTGACTTCTATTATAAGAGAACGGCAACTGGAGACTGGGAAGTCATCTGTGATCAGGGAGCAGGAGTAGACTGGCCCGTGGTGAAC